CGTCGATGGCGGACAAACCATCATGCAAGTTGAGCAGGCTGTACACGCTCTCAATAGTAAGTTGGCTAGTAAGTTACCAGATGACGAAATTCACCAAACCATTATGGTCTCTGCCCAACGCGCTATACAAAAGCGTGCTGCTTAATTTATAGGGACACATCCGTGTCCTTTTGCGGTGACTAATCTAAAAAGGAGAAACCAATGACTACTGCAGTCAATGACCACCTAGTATTACTAGGCGGTAAGGCGGCTTCTGGAAAATCAGCTTCATTAATGAGCCTGAGAAACCCTGAAGGCGTGATGTACTTAAACTGTGAATCAGGTAAGCGATTACCTTTTCGTAGTAAATTTAAAGAGTTCACTATCGTAGACCCCGCTCAGGTAGAAGAAGCATTTCAACATGCTGAGACACTGCCTGACGTTCATACAATCGTGGTTGATTCGTTAACTTACTTGATGGATATGTTTGAGTCCACTCGTGTTATTAACAGCGCAAACACCATGAAGGCATGGGGCGAATACTCTCAATTCTTTAAGCGACTAATGCAGCAACACGTAACCCGTTCAACTAAGAACGTTGTGTTCATTGCACACCATCTTGACGTACTCAACGAGCAAGAAATGCGCATGGATACTCACGTACCCATCAAAGGCGCATTAAAGAACAATGGCGTAGAAAGCTACTTTTCATGCGTTATTGCTGCTAAGTCAGTAGGTATTAAGGACTTGGCTTTATACGAGAACCCGCTTCTACATTATTCTGAGGAAGAAAAGACACTTGGCTACAAGTACGTTTTTCAGACTAGAAAAACTAAGGGCACTGTCGGACTGTCTGTTCGTGCGCCATTAGGTATGTGGGAAACCCCCGAAACATTTATAGATAATGATATTCAACAGGTGTTTGATCGCCTTAGAGAATACTACAGTTAACAACAAGGAAAATTATATGAGTTTAGCTTCACTACGTACCGACCAATCAATTGAAGTCGAAAAAGACACTATTGGCGGTATTACCCGCATCGAAGAGTCCAACGTCTACAACCTAACTATTGAGTTAGCTTTTCTAAGGACTTCCCCATCTGGTGCAGTAGCACTGGAAACCCATCTTAAGACCGACAAGGGCGCTAACTTACGCCAAACGTTCTGGATGCAAAGTGGTACTGCCAAAGGCGGAAAGCACTATTACGTTGCCAAAGACGGCAAGAAGCGTTACTTACCTGGCTTCACCTTAGCTAATGACTTAGCACTACTTACTGCTGCCGCAGAAATTGGCGAAGTAAGTACTGAAGAGAAGATGGTTAAGTTGTGGGACTACACCGCAGGAGAAGAAGTACCTACTAAGGTACAGATGTTTACTGATCTTGTTGGTAAGGACATTAAAGCAGGCATCCAGCTGTCTATCGAAGACAAGAATGTCAAGAATGACTCTGGTGAGTACGTACCTTCTGGCGACACTAGGACTGAGTCAAATGTTGACAAGTTCTTCCGAGCTCGTGACGGACTAACACGTACTGAGATCATTGCTGGTGAGACCACCCCTGTCTTTGTAGACGCATGGGTTGAGAAAAACCAAGGCTCTATTCGTAATAACGCCAAAGGTTCTAAGGGCGTAGCGACTGGTTCGCCTATGGCACCAATGATGGCAAAAGCAGCTAACACTGCAGCACCTGTTACCTCTTTGTTCACATAATGAAGATAGCGGGCTTAGACCCGTCACTCTCAAACTTTGGTATGGTAAAGGGAAGCCTTAGTTTTGACCAGGGCTTTCCAGTGTTTGACCCGGAAGAATTGTTATTACAAGAATCCAAGTCAGACAAAGCCAATGCCAAAGTTGTTCGTAAGAACAGTGACGATTTAAACCGCGCTAGATTACTGCATAACGCCATGCAGGAGTTCGTTAAGGACGTAGATCTCGTGATTGTCGAAGTACCTGTTGGCTCCCAGTCAGCAAGGGCTATGGCAAGCTACGGGGTCTGCATTGGACTCTTGGCATCTATCAAACAACCCCTCATTCAAGTCACACCTTCTGAAGTCAAACTTGCTGCTATTGGTTCTAAAACTGCCAGTAAAGCTGAGATGATTGATTGGGCTACCAACCTACACCCCCAAGCCAATTGGCTTAAGCATAAGCAAAAAGGGCAGTGGATACTTGGTAACAAGAATGAGCATTTGGCAGATGCATTAGCGGCTATTTATGCAGGACTAGCTACTGAAACCTTTAAGCAGATGACTGCTTTTATACATAGAGAAACAGCATGATTATAACATTACAACATGAAGAAATTGAACGCGCCCTTAAAGGATACATCTCCTCTGAAGGCATTAGTTTAGTTGGCAAGAACTGTGACATTAAAATTGTTCCAGGCAGTCACTCTGACTTTGTAGCTGAACTGGATGTGAGTCTAGCGTCCACTAGAAAGACAGTGTCAGCAGTACCTAAAAGCAAGACTAAGGCTAAGGAAGCTGCCCCTGCGCCTGTAGCAGTCGCAGAAGCCCCTGAAGTCGAAGTTAAACTAGAAGAAGAAGATCTAGCTGAGGAAGTGCCAGCTAATTCTAAGTCACTCTTTGCCTAGTGAAACAACTGATCATCTTTTTTAAAAGCCTTTTTATACTAGTTATCGTGGGATTGTCAGCAGCACTGATTTACTTTATGACAATTCTAGGCGGACTAGTATTACTAGGGGCGTTAATATTTTTTCTTGTTTCAGAATATTACAGAGATGACCCAAAAGATGGTTCTTAGGAACCATCTTTTAGTCTTTATTAGGAAGTCACTAGGGCGTGTTTAATGTCCACGTACTAGGAGCAGGGTTCCTTGATTTCCCCACTCCTTAATCCCTAGTGACTTCACTAATGAAGATTTACTCCTGATGAACTACTCCATAGTTCTTTGGCTACATTTGTCTCAGCATTTTGTAGCCTTTTTTTATTCCCAACAAAGGGGGCAAAAGCCCCCTTATTTTACTTAATACCCGTGCCGTGAAGCAGTCCATTGATTGTAGCAATCTCGTCAAACGAGCCAGATACAACACTAAATGGATTCTGTAAACGACTGTGCAACCCGTTACTCAAAAGACTTGAGTCTGTTGGTGCTGCAAAGTCAAACAGACCTTGGCCCAGTAGCAGTGTCAACATCCTTAGCGGATTCTCTTGCGCCAAACGAATAATTGGGCGCTGAATACGGATGTAATACTTAGAGAACATCACCAGACCCATGTCGTTAAGATACTGGAGCCCCTTACCAGTTGGCACGTCGTAGTTTACAAAGTTAGCTACAATGCGCTTCATAGCTTCTTCTTTTGACAACGGGTTTTTACCTCGCTCAGTGTAGTACTTATACTGCGTGTAGCGTGCTGCAAAGTCAGATACTTGAGTAGACTGGTGTAAGAACTTATACGCTGGCGTGTCTTGAGACATTGTCAACGTACTAGCGGCTGTCTTTATCCCTTGCGGGATATTAGCAGTGAGTCGTTCAGTTTTCTTAAACAGCTTTGACTTATAACTGAATGGGTCATCCGCAATGTTAATGTCCTCCACGATGGTCTGAAATAAACCAGCATCAACCAATTCCTTTACAGGGTTATTCGCTAATGAGTTCTCCAGTTCAGCAATACGCGCACGCGTCTTGCTTTCCTCTGCTTGAGACATTGGCTGCGCTGTCAACATACTTTGTAGTTTAAATACTTCTGTATGCTCTTTTTGATAGCGCAACACGCCCTTCCAAGCTGCCGTCTTATTCTTAGCTATGTCTACAAGTGGTACGCCACTTGCCCATAGCAACACTGTGTTACTAATGATGTTACCTATTAGTGTAAAGCCAGTCTTAACAACTAAGATGTCCTTGACGCCCCGCAACAACTCCTGCCACCCCGCTTCGCCTTGACGAAGACGCATAATCAACTTATCCCCAAATATTTTACCAAACGTCAGCTCCAGCACTTTGACCATAAACTGGTTAAACCTGGATCGCTCCAACGGGCTCTTTGCCCACAAGTCTGTAATACTCGCTTTACGATAACCAAACACTGGCTCAAACAACTCAGTACGAATCATTAGTCGATCACCGTCAAATTGATCACGCGCTGCTTGTTTAGTTTCCTCTGGTAGCAAGTTCCAGACCTCACGCATCTTTGGATCAGATGAGCGCTTACCCACCATAATATACGCTTTCTTATCTGGATCTCTTGAGTACTGATCACTTAGCTCTTTAATGGTTTTCTCGTTAATATCCTTAGTCGCTACCTTGTCTATCAAGTTACCTGCCATAGCCCCCATTACGTTTGTTACGTCATAGTGCTTTTCAAGCATACGGCTCCGGAATTGCTCTTCCATCTCATAGCGATAGTCTTGCACATTACCTTGATGATCAAAGATTGGAATCATCAGTGCACCTTTACCGTCGCCTCTAGTGGGCTCAACGAGTTGTTGATGCAATGCGTCAATATCATTTTGCGCAGCAGCACGGAAGTTAGCCACTAAGTTTATATTCCCATTTTCACCTACAGCACTCATCGCTTCACTTAATGATGTGCCCATTGATGATTTGTTGGTGTAAGACATCACGCCAGCAAGTCGCGCAGCAATACCCCCGTCTTCTACCACCATAGCAGTGATAGGTTGACGTACACGCCCATTAGCGTCATAACCGCTAGGGTCTTTACTATCGCGTCGAATCACATGATCTACCCGGTAACCCTGTGCTTTGAGCAGCTGTACCTCTTCAGATGATGTTGCAAACTTCACAGTAAGGTGAGGGTTAGTGATCTGGTGCATGTAACCTTTCACTACGTTCACAGGGTTACTGTCAAAGATCGTTTCAAAGGCGTCTTTTTGAATAGCTGCATGCTGATGCAATACAAATGACACACCATTGCCATCTTCTCGTTCACCTTCTTGCAATGCCAGTTCTTTAAACACTGCTTTTTGCTCAGCGGTTGTGTACTCTAGCGCTTGTAACGTGGCTAGTTGATCAATTAACGGTATGGCTTTTTCAGCACTACGCTTATTGATATTACGTTGACTATCCCCGTAAAGCATGGCGATGTTGTGAGCATTCTTAGACAGATTGCGGTTAGACGAAGCGTTCTCAATCATATACAAACCAAGTGCTTTGGCTTGGTTGATGTAGTAGATGCCATGCTCTGTAGCCTTTAACTTGGCTTCCAGGTCTTTTATCTTCTGCTTGCGCTTATCATCGTTAATTACCAGCTCAACAATACTGTTGTAATCAATATCTTGATCCAGTAGTGAAGACAAGTCTGTCATGACCATTACTTTAGTGAGCGCAGTTTCCTGTGCTTCAGTTAATGGCTTACCGAACGACTCACTGATCATTGAACGCACACTGTCTTTGACTTGCTTACGCTGCTGGTCAATGTCACGGTTCGACCATCGCATTAAGCGCATGACCTTACTGTTAAGCGCAGTTTCACCTAAGAATTCCTGAGCAAGAGACATAATTGAACCGTTACGTTCTTTTAAATGCTTGTTACGTATTTGCTGAATGGCATTAATGAAGCCATCCGCCTTATCACCTTCAGTGAGTATGCTTGCAATACGTGCTGCTTTACCTAGCTGAGTTTTAGCCGGCTTTTGTAGCTTCTTACGTAGTCCTGCCATTTGGCGAGTAACAAACGCATTAGGGCCGTGATCTGATACTTCCTTTTGACGTAAGATACGAGCGCGTTTCTTATGCTCGATGCTCGCAAGATTCTGCACTAAGCGTTGTGCTTGAGCACCCACTGTGCCTTTCACACTACTTGGGGTATTACCTAAACGGGCTAAGCCATCTAGTATTAAATCCCGAATCTTGATAAGCAAAGTACCTAGAGAAGTTACCTTCATCTGCCTTTGTGCAGCAGTAGTGTCTACTTTCTCCAGTAACTTACGGGTTGGTTCGTGAACCATTGCCATAATAGTAAACGCTTGTAAGTAATCAGCTTGGTTTGCCGTAACATTCTTACCTACGGACACGTCATACACTGTAGATGCACTAGTTGTTTTAGGTGAGAATAAACGCTGGTAGCGTGCCTTTGCTAAATCCATATCACCTGAGTCATCAAGAAAGTCCTCTGGCTTCAGCTGATCTTTCGCCTGAGTCCATAAGCGTTTTATAGCTACAGAATGGGCTCCTTGGTTAACGATTTGCGACCCCAATGTAGCTTCTAACTGTTCAGCAACATAAGACTCTTGGTAACTCATACCAAACAAGTTAGACAGGGATGATGTAAACGGCACTGTGCCGTCTTTTAAATGCTGTAGGAACGTGATGTCCTGATCAGCGTTAACATCTTCCATCTCACGTACAGTCATCCCCAGCACACGTTGTAGCTGGTCTACTAGAGTGGCTTGTAATGTCGAGAGATTCTCAACGTGTTCGTCGCTACGCGTAGACTGCCCATCCATATTACCCAGCGACTCAAGGATTTCTCTAGAGGTCATCTTCTCCACTTCTTGCGAAGCTGTGCTGTAATCCAGATCAGCAGGTTTATACGAACGGGCTTCTGACATGATCGTACCCGCATTCTCCATTAACTCGTATAACGCGTTATTAGTAGCAGATTTGTCTGACTTGCCAAATATGATTTTTTGAATAGCATTAATCATGTGACGGAAGCCTGTCATGGCACGCTTGCCTTTGGTTTCCATCGTCCGTGACTTCAGGTAGTTCTGGAAACCTTCGTTGGTCATACCCCATGTTATAAATTCATCAATACTAGCCACCATAGGCTGGTTACTAGCAAATGTCCGCTGGAAAACAGGATCATTCTTCACCCGTGTCATTAACGCATCCAAGTCAGCAATCGCTTCGCGTACTGCCTTGGGACGTTTTGCCGAAGGGTCTTCCAGGTAACGGTTGATTAGTGCGTGAATTAATTCATGAGCAATTGTTTCTGAAGTCATTGCATGGTGATGAAACCCAGTAGACTTCAAATACACCGTATGCGTGTTGCCGTCGTAGACTGCACGAGCACTACGTAATGCTTTGGATACTGGTTCAGACAGCTCCAAGTCAACATCCGGCTCAACTAATACCACCTTGGCATCGCCTAACTGCTCACGGATACCGTTAAGTAACTTGCTGTGGGCACTTCGCTTATCAATGGTGTCCAGTACCAGTCCGATTAACGTGTCCACATTTTGCTTTTCAGAGACACGTAAGTACATTTGCACAGTATGCAGCGCGTCAGGATCTTCACTTGTAGCGGTATAGCCTAACTCACTATGAGGTACATCAAGCGCAGGGGAGTTATTCTCTGACTGACCTTCTTGGGCTACGCTGTAACCCACACCCTCAAGATTGTATTGAGTGACATAGCGAATTGCAGCAGTCAACTTATCCTTAGCTGCACTTAACTCTTTTGCTAGCTCAAACCCACTTTTAACTGCATCTATTTCGTAAGCTTTCCAGCTTGGGCCATCTTGCATGTAGTCTTTTATTGCGTTATCTGTAGCAAACTTAACCATTACTTCTTTGGCGCGTACCGCAGATTGATAAGCCGCTTTAGCCAAAGACATGGTTTTCATGGCTTGATAGAAGACATTGTTGAGTGTTTTTGCTGTGTTCTCAGCTTGCAGTACACCAGTATAGAAACCATCGTGTACGTTAAGTACTGAAGCAAACCCCAGAGTTTGTAGCGCAACTGCAGCATCCAATGAGTGAATACTAAGGACTGTAGGGGACACACCAAGATCATCGACCCAATCACGCGCCTGACCTGTTGAGTTAATGGACTTTACCCCATCTACTTTGCGGCCCAGTTTAGTTTCTACTTTATAAAGCTTGGCACTTCCTTCACTACGCCCTTGTTTAGCTAGCTGCATTAGCTCAGCATGATCCACACTGAAAGCATTGTTAATACCAGGGATTGCACCTTGTAGATCAGCTATAATTTTTTCTATAGTCTCAACAGGTAAGTCATCGTTCTTGGTAATTGTCCCGTCATCTATTGCCTCTTTGCGTGCGTCAGCAATCGCTTGCTCAAACAGTCCAACAAACTGATCGTTAATGGCGTTGATTACTTCATTGTATCGCGTGCGGTTCTTAATGAACTCACCGAACTCCTGTTTAATGGCATTCATTACAGCAACACCATGATTATTTTCTACCCAGCTACGTAGTGCGTAAATACCCTGATAGTCCAGTTTCATTTCCATGATTTCATTTGGATTAAGAGTAGGCAATATCGACTTACCTTGGGTTAATAACTTCAGGTCTTCGTCTAGTTTCTTAAGCGCCATTGCTTGTTTACCCGTAGATTCGGGCCCATTCACAATAGTTTCTATTTCGATCAAGATGTTTTCAATAAACGCGTCAGATACTGAGTTAACAATGCCTTTGACACCTGCGCCGTAGACCGTTGTTAGTACTGGATCTTTGGCTGATTGCCGGTTAATTGTAAAAAACCGCTCCGCAACAATAAACTGTGCAGGATTTCTTGCTTTTAATACAGCTAACGATTGGCTCCAGATAGATGCAAGGTTTTCGTAGGTATCTTTATTCCCACGCGCTTTATACTCACCAAAAGAACGCATGTTATTAAGAAAGATACCACCCCTTGCCAGCATAGACTTAATTCGTGCGTTCCCTGGCATAAACTGCATCGTACCAATCATAATGCCATTGGCAATGCCATCTATCTCAAGCGCAAGGTCTGATGTAAATTTGTCACCGTTAGCTGCCTTCATACGTGCGTAGTTAGTTAAGGCGTGTAACGTCTGTGACCCTTCACCTCCAGCTTTAATACCGTCAACAATAGCTTGTTGTAGCTGTTGTACTTCAGATTCACTGAGATCACGCACATCCTGAATCTTAACTAAAGCATCAATCGCTTTTTCAAAGACAGGTTGAGCAAGTTTTGCTTCAACTTCGTCAAGGGCTTCTCTGCGAGTTAATGCATCAAACTTTCGCTTATTGTCCCCAGCACTTACTGTGACACCAATACCCTGAGCGACTCCCATTAAGAACAATGTACGTTGCTTGTTGTTATTAGGATCAACTTGAGTGACCCATGCATTCATACGAATCAAGCCACGCTGGATCTTAGAACGCTGGGTGTTTACCACATTACCTACCATGCCAATGCGTTGGTTCTTCCAGATCTCATGAGCAAAGTAGAAGGGGCTTTTCAAACCAGATTTCTGGTTTAACATACGCTCACGGAACTCAGCGTAATTATTTAATTCAGCACGCTGTGTGCGCTGCTTGCCTTTGGCACCCTTGCGTCGAGACTCATGCAACTTATTAATGGACTCGTCAGTAACAACGCCTAGCGCGTCTTCCTGCTGCTTACGTGTCAGGAACATCAAAGCACCATCTGTGTCACCTGCAATCTGGTGAGCACGAATCTGATGCCTACGTAGGATAGCAAGCATTTTTTCAGCAATGTTTTTTACAGTACCTTTCTGCTTAGTCACTGTTGTGTTTATAGGCGTCAGCGATGGGAATTCCTTGGCAAAGGTAGTCTCAAATAAACGACCAACCACATAATTACTTGCCTGTTCCATTTCTACAAAAGAAGATAATTCTTCAGATAACGTAGCATCACCTGACTCATTAACTTCTGATGTAGCCTGAAGCATTACTAAATCGGCTTTAGATTCCCTAGATGTCAGCTCACCTAACTCTTTAGCTGTGACAGCGTAAGACTCTACAATGCCTTGATCACGCATATAAGCAATCGCCAGATTACCCATTGCCTGCTCTAAGCGAGGCAAATGGTTAGCTGGGATGGTTTTATCTTTATTACGCAAGCCAAGGTTACGGACAATCTCTGCACCCAGTAGGCGCGACACTGTGGTCTGTGACACACCGCCTTCACCAAACATTTCCCGCATCGCATTAGTGACATTCTCTTCTTGAATACCCAGTAAGGCAGCAATAGAAAAGTCATTGTTGTACAGCGTAGAACCCGCTTTTGTTGCGATCCAATTATAGACAGCTGCAGCGATAGCGGTGCTGGCTTCCTCAGTTAGATTACCGTTCTCATCTGCAAAGTTTTGAGCAGGGTCAGTTTGTGTGAGTACATCACCTTTCTTAGCTGTTGGACTGTCTTTTGATGCCCTTCGGACATCAAAAATACCCTGTAAGCTATCTGATACTGAATCAGCAAAATAACCAAAGCTACGTATTGATTGCTCTTCTAACTCATTAACTGACTCTTGCCTAAGAAACTTAGCCACTGAGTCCAGATTACCTTTCAACGCATCAGCAAGGTTACCCATGTGATGAAGAATGTTTGTTTTGCTCTTGTTAAAGCTAAACGATTCTTTAAGGTCGCTGTTTGCTACTTGCTCTTCAATAGTTGGTTCAACGGTTTCTGCTTCTACAGTTTGTGCGGCATCAGCCGTTTTCTGCTCAGGCTTACTCTCTCTTCTCTTAAGTTCCAGTTTAGCGGCGTTGATATTTGTAAGTGCATTGACGCTACGACTACTAGAACCAGCTCTTAAAGCTTCCTCAGACGAGATCAATTCTTTTAATTGAGCATCGCTCAATGCTGAGATGGTAGCACCGTTGTGCTTATTACCCTTAGCATCAACTTTGTATTCAGGATCTTTTGCATTTACCTCTAATGCACTTGGATCTGAGCCAAGAATGACTTCTTCGCCAGCCTGGTTTTTAACAATGGTCGTGCCTTGATCACTAACAGAAACAATTTCAGCAGAGTAAGAGTTACCCGTGGCATCGTAAACAGTAACTCGATTACTATTATCTTTTTCAACTGTTTCAGTAACAACAGTATCCGCAGACGCTTCACTTTCTGTAACCTGTTGATTTTCTTGTGTATTTTCAAGAACAGTCTCTGATTCAGTGTTATTTTGGGTAGCCGAATCTGGAACACTGGTTGTTTGACCAGTATTCCCTTCTACAGTTGAACTCTGTACATTAGCGCCACTTTGACTAGTACCTTGGGTATCAGTAGAAGTAGTCTCTCCTTGAGATGGCTGTTGATCAACAGAGGCGTTTGGATTGGCGTCTGGCTCCTTCGTTGATTCAGCAGTTCTTGTACTTACTTTTTCTGTCTTTGTTTCTTCATTACGCGCTTTCCTTGCATTAATGACAGCCTCTAAATACGCTAGCGTATCTTGTAGAGCCTGTGACTCATATTGAACATTATCAACTAGCGGACTGAACTTATCGCTGACATTGTAAGGTTTCCCTTTTTTTGTCTTCCATGTTGACTCGACATATTTCTTTGCTTCTGTTTCTTCTTGAGAAGCACTAAGTGGTTGTCCCGGATTGTCTGACTTACGCCCGTAAGGTGCATAAGCCATAGCAAACGCTTTGGCCTTATTGGTGTGACTTTTGACAAACGTACGTAGCTGATTCAGCTCGCGGTTCACCATAGAGTCGTTACCAAAATCCAACGCTGACAAGATACTTGACCTGTACTGCTCTGCACCTTTATAACCGTCACCACCATCAATCACATTGTTTTGTACACTTTGCGTTGACTTTAATTCTGGACTATTACGTAACGTGTCCTTTGACTGTTCAGCAGTGATATGCAGCTGAAGTTCGTTGCGCTCTTCCTTAGTCCAGTGAGGTGAAGATAGTAAGTCTTTAGCATTGGCTAATGACTCAGGGCTTACTTGAAGCAACTCCAGTATCTCTTGTCCTGCGATCTTAAACTCAGTGCTCCGCGTTGTGGCGGTAGTCACTTGATCTACTAATGCTCCTACATTTAAAAGTTTAGTGTGCTTGGCTTTCATTGCCTCAACAGCTTCAGTTGCCTGGTCACGCGCTGTTTTGCGTTGTACTAATTCTTTGTTTAGCTTTTTTTGTTCACTTTGACTAGTGCTAGCAACTATCTTCTTTTCAAGCGCTGTAATAGCCTCATGCTCAACTTGAATGACTTGTGCAGCACCGTTAACTAGCTTGCGTGATTCTTGTAAATCAACAGGCTGTGTTTCAGTTGCTCTTCCAACTAAGTCTTCATAAGCGGCGGCAATAGTACCTATTTTTTGAACCAGTTCAACTTTAGCCGTATTTTCCACAGAATTTGTAGAATCATTACCAGCAAATTCAGTGAAGTCACCTGTCTCAATTGCTTTACCTAATGCTTGCTCATCAGCAGCTTGTGTTGCTGCAGATTTCTCTCTTCGTGCCTTAGCTTGGCCTGCCCAAGCATTCATACGATTAGAAGCTGCAGTTTGTACAACATCCTTTGTAGCACCTAATGTCTGTCCGGGTGCTACAGTACCTGAACCAGCTCCTGCGCCAATCATCGCAGCAGTGTAGACCTCTTTAGGATCAGCAGTACTTAGGTCTTTGCCCCTGACTTCTGTGCTCTCAACGGCTGTCTGAAAACCCTCTGTTGAACCTTCACCCACAAAAGATTTGGCTACAGTGCCAGTACGTTGGCCCAACTGTTTGATTAGTGAATCACGAACTGTTTTCTTAACCGCTTCTGCGACAGGATCAGTTACTTTTTTTGATGGCTTAAACCTACGTAGTCCTCTGATAACAGAAGCATCACCGAGTTGTTCAGCAACGGCAAGACTCAGTGACCATGCTAGCATTTCGCCTGATTGCTCATGATCAGGGAGCGCACCTGTCTCAGCCAAAACTTCCTGTATACCTTTACGGTATTCATCCATAGCGTAACTTACGTTCGTTAGTGCTAGACCGCCTTTGACCACACCACCAATCAGTAACTGGGGAAGGTTCTCTGCCACGTACTCCATCGTAGCACCTGGGTTACTAATTAAATCACCTGCACCTTCAAGGATCATACCGGCAACAGCTAGTGTGTCTTCAGGGCTGTCGAAACTATTGTGGTCACCAAACCACTTATCGTAGGTTTTACCAAAGTCCTCAAGCAACACATCACGATCAGAGTCGTTAAATTTACCTGAAAGCCAAGTGTCTTGATTCCAGAAATTATCAATGTCTTCAGCTGTTTCAAGGGTAGCCAGTAAACCATCCATTTCTTGTTGGTTGGTTTTAGGTACGTAAGTTTGGTTGTATAGCTCACTGCCTTCAGGAAACAAAGGTTTCTCGCCAGGACGTAACGCCATGTCTTCGTTGTTACCTAACGCCGAAGGACTGCCTAACAACGCAGTCTGTTCTTCGCTTAATGACGGTATATTAGATTGAATGGTATCTAGTTTAGTCAACTCAGCTTGTAGCCCAGGCGTCATACCTTCTTTAACTGCTTTTTTCTGAATCTCCTGACGACGCTCATCAATGGCTTTATTTTTACCCTGATTAACTAGCGACGCTTCAAAAGCTTCCTGTACCTCTGGGCTCATCGCAGTCAGAGTTTTCGCAGCTTCTAAGTTAAATGGGAGTGATCCAATTTGCCCAGCGACTCTAGCACCACCATCCAGCGCTGCAACACCCGCATTTACTAATTGCCCTGGGATAGTAGCTAGCTCTTCATCAGTCACTACTGCGTCTCGATTCCGTATTGCGGTCTCTTCACGCACTTTAGCCATGCGGTCTAGTTCTTGCTCCCACATGAGTGGATTAGTGTTCACGACATTCTCTAGGTCAGCTGTCTTGTCTATCTCAGCTAACTTAGTGATCTTAGCGTCAGCTAATGGTTTAGTTATTGCTTGCTTAGCTTCAGAAAAAGTAGGGACTTTTTGTGGGGCGACTTGCTGCGGAGCAGCCATCGCCTCAGAAGATAGGGAATCTGGTGATCGAGTAAATACAGGTTGTTTATCTGGTAATGAATTAAGAGCGGTTTTGATAAGCGATGGATCTGGGTTCTGGTTTGCCTGCGCTCTTAGCCTAGCTATGTTGAGATTAAGATCTGAATTATCCACGTACTTATTAACTTCTATAGCTTTATCAATCTCAGCATTTTCTTGGTCACTGATAGGGGTATGCTTACTCATGTTAAAAACCTCTGGTAAAAAAAAATAGCCCATATTTCTATGGACTATTATCGTTGATATGCTACCCAAATACTAAGGATTACTTAGTTAGAGTTGCTAAATGCATTCTTTTGCTTGTTCCTTAATTGACTGCTTAGTGCGCTTACACCTTGGAGCTTGGTTTTATTGAGCGAATCTAATGCCATTTTATGATCTTGATCAATCTTCTCGCGGATTTGGATTGCTCCATGCTGGTTAACATACTGATCCCACTCTACTTTTAGCCCGTTATAGAACTCATCTACATTCCACTCCCCGTCTTCCTTTTGACCTACTCGATCAAACGCACGCTTAACTACAAAGCCAGGAATCTGCCCACCCGTTGCCTTGAGTAGACCTTTCTGCGCCTTAGAGCCGTCTGATGTAATAGCTCTTTGTAAATTTACCAGCATATCTTGCGTTGCGTTTGCACCGTTTGCACCACCCTGAATACCTCTAGCCGCCCATGTCTTACTATCAAATGACCACCAATTTGATTCACCAGACTTAGAAGAAATGTAATCAATAGCTTGGCTTTGATTAGTGTAACTGTCTGAGTCTCTTTTGTAATTCTCAAACTCGTCGTTAGTTAGGCGAGTTGAGTTGTCAGCCACCTCCGCATCGAACAGTGCGTTAACGTCAGCAAGTTGTTGATCAAAACCCGCTCCAAGTGAGGCGATTTTTTGATTATCTACATCGGTTAGCGCCACGCCCGCTTTGTACTGAGTCCTAGCTTGTTCTATGAAACTCTGGACAACACCTTGTGGAATCCCTGCGTCATCAAACTTCTTTTGTAAGGTCTTAACGATATTACCTTCATTAGTACCTGGAGCATGCAATATGTCTGTGTAGATGTTACCTGCGTCTACTGTTTGCGTTGTGAAGGTTTCGGCATCGGTATATGCCTTGTCATCACGTTTTGCCTGCTGACCTGAATCAAGTGCCGCAGACCAATCACTTACACTGTCCTTATTATTTTCATAATACTCCTGTGCATCTGCGTGGTTGCCACTTGCAACCATAGTGTTGTACTGAGTTAATATTGGTTGTTCGGTAATTTTTCTAAGACGCTCAGTGTTATTATACTGGCTGGTATCAAAAGCATTGTCACTCTTTATCAAGTTACGAATATCTGTCTTCTGCTGACCGTAAGCCCCCATTATTTTACTGGCATCCACATTCTGACCTGACAAAGCAGATTGACTAAACTGACCAGCTTGGTTGTTGTAGTTGTCCATGTTCTTCATCTGGTCAATCTGATCAAGAAACTGCTGTGTGTTGTTATCACGTACGGCAATACGTTCATCTTGCTGCTGGGTGCCATAAGTTTGAGCAGCTTTAGCTAATGAATCCAAGCCGCCTGTCATTGACTCTGCACCAGCTTTCATCAGAGCGTTGCCGCTCGAAAAGTCAGGTCCAGTAATATTCTTCCAAGTAATAGGCATCTGTTAACCCACCTTATTCTGTTGCATGTACTCGCCTACAGATTGGTAAGCACCAGGGGCAGCCGCTACTCGTGAGCTCTGTCGATCACGTAAGCTAGCATTAGTCAGTGTGGATTGATTGTCATACTGCTTTTGCCAAGCTTCTTGTGT